ATGGCAAGACAAACCAAGCCGTTGACCGATACGGAAATCAAAGCAGCAAAATCCAAAGGCGCAGATTATCTTCTGTATGACGGAGATGGCCTGTCACTGCTAATCAAATCGAGCGGCAGTAAACTCTGGCAATTTCGCTACTATCGCCCTTTCACCAAACAACGCACTAAGCAGAGTTTTGGAGCCTACCCCTCGGTCACGCTTTCTGACGCACGGAAACTGAGAGCAGAATCGCGTGCATTACTTGCAAAGCAGATCGATCCTCTTGAACATCAGAAAGAGCAACTCCGGTCTTCACAAGAAGCTAAATCCAATACTTTCAAATTGATTGCCGAACGTTGGTGGAACGTGAAGAAAACCAGCGTAACTGAAAATTATGCTGAAGATATCTGGCGATCGTTGGAAAGAGATGTTTTCCCTGTGGTTGGTGAAATCTGCATTACCGACATCAAAGCCCATACGTTGGTCAAAGCCATACAACCAGTTCAAGCCAGAGGGGCCCTGGAAACGGTCAGGCGCTTATGCCAGCGCATTAATGAAGTGATGGTATACGCTCAAAATACCGGGCTCATTGACGCTGTTCCGAGCGTTAATATCGGTAAAGCCTTTGAAAAGCCTCAAAAGAAGAATATGCCAAGTATTCGTCCCGACCAATTGCCCCAGCTAATGCAGACAATGCGTACGGCAAACATTGGACTTTCAACACGCTGCCTATTCATGTGGCAGTTACTCACCATTACGCGTCCTGCTGAGGCCTCAGAAGCCCGCTGGGATGAAATCAACCTTGAAATCAAAGAATGGAAAATCCCTGCTGCAAGAATGAAGATGAACAGGGAACATATCGTCCCCTTATCAGATGAGGCTTTAGCCATACTTGAGATAATGAAACATCTGAGTCATAGAGATTATGTGTTTCCAAGTCGCATCAAACCAACTCAATCAATGAACAGTCAAACAGTAAATGCGGCGCTTAAACGTGCCGGGTTAGGCGGCGTACTTGTTTCACACGGCCTGCGATCTATTGCCAGCACCGCACTCAATGAACAAGGTTTTTCACCGGATGTCATAGAGGCCGCGCTGGCTCATGTGGACAAAAATGAGGTACGCCGCGCTTATAACCGCAGTGACTACCTTGAGCAGCGCCGCCCAATGATGCAGTGGTGGGCAGATTTTGTAAGCACTGCTGATAGTGGAAGTATGATTGAAGGTGGAATAAAAGGATTACGTCTTATTGGTTAACCCTGTATAAAAATATGATTAATTTTTCGCCCTTGGGAGTAATGCCAGTCAGTAAGGTATTTTTATAAATGAATATTCATTTTCTTGCTTAAAAGGATATCGAAGGAATCAGGCTTGTAACCCTGTTTTCCTTCATCGAAGCCCTGATTTAATGGGCTTCGATTCCTTAACTGATTGGCATTACGCCCTTCGGTGCATTCTTATTTTTTTGCCAAGATAACCTTGTTGAAAGCATTTCCTACTAATTCATCGTTCCTAGACCAATCCATTAAAAGTCGGTGAAGGCTATCCCTAGATAACCCCGGTGCGTGTCGCGTTTGTTTATATGTCGGTAGCTTATTATTCTCCAGTTCAATCTCTTGCCTTAAATGAGTAATAAAATCCCACAGCTCTTTTTCGATAGAATTAATAGCATCTTTTTTGTTTTTCCAGCGACCTAAAACACTATTCTTATAAAGTAGCCTTACTACTTCGGATTTCACAGGTTTGTTACGTTCCGCACGGACAACGCCTCCCTTCCTAGCAACTATTTCTTTATTTTTTTTGTTGCTGGCATCATTTTCAAATATTCCATTCATCAACAATATCCCTAAACATTCATGGAGCGTGTTCAAGCCATGTAAAAATGTCTTCATTGCTAATTTCGCATCCAAAGGCAAAGCCTTGATAGCCCAATGATAATCAAAACCAGCAACCCAGAGATAAATCTCAAATTTTTCACGAATTGAATCCATAGAGTCAAGCCAGAATGCCCTTTTGAAGCACTCCAAGTGGACTTCATCTATCTCCTCCTTGAGCGGCGTAAGAGCCTCTGATTCACTGTCATAACGTTGCTGGAACCAAGATTCAACTACAGGATGGTTTTCTTCCATCTGCATAACTAATTCCAACAAATAAGCATTTTCTACCCACAGAGTTACTTCCAAACGTTTTGCAAGCACAGAACGCGCGCAATGAAACTCATCACAAAGCGTATCAAACACAAAATTAGAGTTTAAAAGATCCATATATCAATCACTTATGTAAATTTATTTTTTACGTAAAGCAGCCGTATTTTTTGAGAAAGTTTGCTGAGCTAACCTTTCTGTCATCCGAAACCACATGATACAAAGGAAAGAACGATGATCGTATCCAATATAAAGATACTCCGCCTGTCTGCTGTTGTAGATAAAACCGGAATAGCCCGCTCTACTGTCTACGACTGGCTAAATCCAAAGTCACCACGCTTTGATCCATCTTTTCCTAAGCAGCGTCGCTTGGGCCAGCAATCCGTTGGCTGGTTGGAATCCGAACTGGATGAATGGCTTTTGCTTCGTAAAGCGGCCTCCCTTTAGTTAAAAATAACATATACCACCGTACAAAACGTTGTGGTAAATAAAACTAATTGACATTAAATGGAGGATTTATGCCAAAACGGATCACTTTTCAGGCTAATAAAGAGTCAACTATTAAGACCATTGATGAATATTGCTTAGTTAAAAATACATCACGATCGGCAACTATATCTAAGTTGTTAGATTGCACTGTTTCGATATTAAGCACTATTACTAATCATCACCATGCTGCCATCGAGCTTGAAACAGCATTGATGCAGATTACCAGAGAGCGACCACGACGTAGCGAAGCATTATTAACGCTTGAAGAACATTTCATAACGATCTGGAATGCAGCGATCATCTATCCAAAGGAAATCTTAAATTTGGATTTTCATAACCACAAAATAACAAGTGGAAAAATGGGAAAAACTGAGCGTGAAGAAATAAAGGGAACGCTGGAGGGGCTAATTGAAAAATTTCAGATGAAGAAAGCACTTTACATTTACACGGATAGACGAATTGACAACAGTTATTTAAAAGCAGGAGGATTATCAAATACTATACTGCTCAAAAAGACCACGTTTGATGGTTATCTTTTTGACATTAGCCAGACAGTTGCATTACCTCTAATTCAATTAATTATATTTGGTATTGAGGAAACACTAAGAAAAAACTCAGTTTACCTGTCAACTCCATCATGTTGCTGGATACCGGTCTATCACACAAATAACCTTGCAGTTATGGTGCCGGTACTGCTTGAAGAGGATGCCCCTCAATCTTCTAAAATGGGAGGCAATATTGTTATCGTTAACCCATTTGCAAATGAGGTTAAAAATTAATTTTAGACACCAAAGCTAAGCATATTATCGAGATCTGCATAAACACGCATGGACTTGAAAAATACTTACTGACGCCAATGCTAAGCAGATTACAAAATTCTGCATAGTGTTATTATTTAATGGCGATTAAAAAATGACGAAAAAAAATAACATCACAAAAAATTACTCATGTGAACGAGGGCATGGAACGTTAGGACGACCAGAAGGAAGTAAACATTACGATAATATTCAATTAGTGAAGAAGCGAGGATATACACAATCTCAAACAGCCAGGATATTGGGAGTCAGCATATCGACAGTCAAGAGGAACTGGAGGCAGGGAATTATTGGGTAATTTTTAAAATAATTGCAGAGTAACTTTTAAACAGTCATCACAGGCTGGGGCTGCCTTCATCTTAAATTTAGATGTTGGGAAGGTATTATAATGGCTATCTGTCCATAGTACTGACTAATAGTCATCTAGGGGTAGCATTACTAATCAAGTAACTATCAGATCGCAATAGTATGGGGATACTAAGATCTGATGCCAGTATATACCTAAATCATTGGGAAGGTATGGCCCTGCCTGTGTGGCAATAACCAATACGGTCACTATAAGTTCGTAGGGCCAGTCACATGGGAATATTGATATGAAAAATAAGTACGTGCAGAACTACCGTGTAAAAATTAACACACTTATGAATGCTCTGGTTAATAATTATACTAGGGTACTGGCGGTGCGAGTTGATCTTCACTACCCGAGTATCGTCGAAAATGGCGATAATATTTGCTGCTTCCCTAACCTTGATCCAGGAGTAATATCCCGGATGCGTAACTCAATGAAGGCTAAGGTCGAGGCCGACCGCGCTCGTAAGCAGCGAGAAGGTAAACGCGCTTACCTCAGCCCGATGTTTATTATATGGGCGAAAGAATATTCGCAGTCTGGGAAATGCCATTATCACATTTGTCTGTTGTTCAACAAAGACGCCTATTATCACCTCGGGGATTACAACCAGGACAATAATCTCAGAGGAATGATTACAGCTGCATGGTACAGTGCATTAGGCCTTGAGTTGGATGATCATCATGGACTAGTGCATTTTCCAGATAATTGCCGCTACGTGCTGAACACAAATCATCCCGATTTTAAAGAACGTTATCTGGAATTGCTTGATCGTCTGGATTACCTGAGCAAAGCTGAAACTAAAGTTTTTGGTGAAGGGGATCGTAACTTTGGTTGCAGTCGAATCGATTTTTAACCCGCCTGTAGCCTTCTCTGCGTGAGAAGGCTTTTTGCGTCAGGGGTAAGTGATGTACCCGATAATCGCACAAATTAGCCGGTAATCGGTAACGTAGAAGATCTCATGGTCATCGGCACTTTGCTCACCGATGAAGAAAACCTGAGCCCTGTCTTTTAGCTTTCTCTTCCCTGCATCTTTAGCTTCTTCCTGGGCGGCTTCCAGTTCGTTCTGAAGCGCTGTACGTTTAGCCTGCGACCAGTTGGCCCACTCCACGTGGAGTTTATAACTCCGCGAGGGTTTAAGTTTCCCAAATTCATCTTTAGCCCACTCGCCTGACAACGGAATAATAAGCCTGTTGTCATCGTGTTCAAATTTCTGCCACAACAACTGTGAATAGAAAACTCGCCGATCAGGGTAGGATTGAATCGGATCTTTAAGCTTTTTAAAGACGGTCATGTAAGTATCGGCATCAATACCCGGTATGTTTAGCGACATACCACGATCATACGGGAAGCGAATAAACGCCCTACAAATCTGGCGAATAGCATTCACCGGACGACGGGATTGCCGTGCCGGGGCATTACCCTCACTGGATGTTGACGATGCAGAACGCGTAGAGCTGGAATTGTTTTCATCGCCAGTAGCGCCAGGATCAACAACTGGGCGTTTTTCAATCAACTTTAATCCTGCAGGCATCAAACCCGGTGCGCTGTCCAGCAGATGGCGCACGCTTTTCTTCTGACCCTGTTTAACAACCGTGCTTTCAGCATCAGCATCGCAGTTAATGTGTTCTTTCCCCGGCATTTTATTAAACGACGGTCTTTTCTTACTGCCTTGTTGCCAGGCTGAGGGATACATGTCGATCCCACATCCCCAGCATACGTAGCCGCTGGTATCGACATCATCAAATAACCAAAGATCTTCAGCCTCGACTTTACCTCTAGTATATTTATCTCGAGCAGATTCCATCACTTTCCCCTTCGGTGAAGCACCAGTTCTCAGGTTTCTTATATTGCGAACCGACCTGTCCCAGTGCAGCTAAATTCTGTCAGCCTCTTCTTCGTCAGTCAGAGATTAATCCATGTGTTCTCCAACGCGCGCGGACAAAACTCTCAAAGGTGTAGCCTTCCTGGAGCGGTAATTTATCGGCATGATCGCAAATGATGATCTGCGGCATAATGCCTGTATCTTCGAACGTATCATCACAGAATTTAGCCAAGGTTGTGAACATCTTCGACACTGCATCTACATCTTCATCTACCGTTTTATCGGTCTTCCGATCCCCACGCAGATCATCTGCTTTGAAAACATTGGCTTCATCTGTCGATGGGAAATAAACCTGAGTAGGCTGATCGAGGAATAAAATAGGCGGTATTTTACATGTTCCATACGCAGCAAAGTTATAGTGAAGTGCGAGAAATAAGGTCAGATGAGAGTACAACCAATTAGCGCCACTACCCATCGAGCGCAGGAAAATCTTTTTGGTATAACCGTCCGATCCTATTTTTTCATGCCAAAGGTCGAATGTCTCGACATCGAATTTCAATGAGCCATTTTTGTAAGTATCTTCGAAATCAAAGCCTTTACCTATGATCTTCATTTTTTTATTGATACTGTTCTGAAGTATCCGCAACTTTGATTCGACGTCATATTGAGCCATCTCATCATTGTAGTCGTCTACTTTCTTCTGCCAATATTCCACCATCTTCTTGGTTGCTGATGGGGGATTGTCAATGCATCTCTCAATGGCAAGCTCCAGTTTAATTTTGGCCTTCTGCGCTGCCGCATCAACAGATTTCGACTTTTCCAGTCTATCAGCTTCATCATCAAGTGGTTTTAACGCTCTCTCCACGACCACTAGCTCTTTACGAAGATCTTTAAGTTTGCTGTCGATCGCTCTGCGCTCTTCACCAAACCCTTCTCGCGCATAAGTTGAAACTTTAAGTTCGTCATTTAACCAGTTGATCGCCGCCGACAACCTATTAGCTTCATCTTCAGCAACATCGGATTGAGATGCACAAACAGGACAAACCCCATGATCCAGATTAGTAGTTCTGGGGATAGGGATAGATGTCAACGCATCAGCAAATCCAGACGCTTGGCCACTGGAAACATCTAGTAAATAACGCGTATTCAGTGCCTTCTGAATGATGGACATCAGCGATGCTTTTGTTTTACGCAACTCAGCTCGCCTAGTTTCAAATACACTGGAAAGCCCATCAACTCTGACCGATATGCCAATAAGGCAACTCAATGCTTGCTGAGGCCTTTGCCAGATATCCAAAGGCGTGAGCTCAGTTAGTGGGTTTCCCGCTAGCGCGTGATACTCGCTTAGATGAGTTGAAAATATAGTGAGATAAGCTTCCTTGATCTTTTCCTGCTTCGGTATCTGCGCCTGAGCACGCTTGAGTTCATACATGGCTTCGGTGCGAAGCTTGGCAAGATCGAAGTATTTCTCTCCAACGATATCCATGAAGATCTTAAAATGATCAACAACCTGATCTCGTTTACGCTTTTCGTCGAATCGGTAGAAAATTGCATGCCGGTTTGCCACCAGATTCTGGTGCTGCAACATGAAAGACCCGAAACTACGTATGGAAGGTGTAGCACTCCACTTACCGGTTATCTCCTTGTGGAGAGGATCAACATCAATATTCTCAAGGGTAACCGCGAAATAGCGCCCTAGACTCTTAATGAATTCTGCCTTGTATTGGAAGTAATTCTGGGCAAAGAAAGTATCAACACCCTTAATGAGCCGAAGTGAATCATCTATCTCCCCCCCGGAAATCTCACGTAGGAAGCAACGATTGCTATCTGCAACACGACCAATAACGACTGCAATCTTTGGGAAACGTAGTACTGTGAAAAACATTTTTGCGCGCTCGGTGATAATACCTTCAGGGATCGTATTTTCTGAACTTCCCATACAATAATCAAAGATATCAAGTATTGCGCTTTTCCCTTTGGAGGACTTGCCGGTAATGATATTAAGACCTGGCTGTAAGGGAACAGAATGGACATTATTACCATTATCAATAACGCCAATTGAATTCACATAACACATCATAGTGATTTAATTCCTAGCATCCTGTAGATTGAAACAACATTTTCACCAGACAATACCATCGACAATTTCTGGCCATATCTAAGCAAAAGTTTGTCCGAGTTAGCTGCCTGCGGAGTTTTGATTGTTCGGACTGAAAGTGCCGATGTGATTTCCAAGCTTTTCTCTGCTGCTAGGATCAACAAGGCGGCATTTGTGATGGATTTAAACTCTTCAATACGCATGGCTAGCCCGACTAGTCTGCCAGCTTCTGATGACATCGTCCGAATAGAACTATCTCGCCGGGCCCCTTTCAAAAAAGCGTGCATCGGTTTGTAGGTGACGATAGGGAGGATTAAATAACTCAGCAGAACATCATTCTCGATAGGTTCCCAGTCTTGATAAAAACTATGAATCACAGGAGCTAATGCGAAAGGAGTTCTGTGCAAGGTATAAAGGTGCTCAGAGACCTGGGTAGTCATTACCATAACCTCCAGTGGAACTCTTCGTCCTCATCCTCAGTCTTCTCTCCAGCAAGCATGTGATAGATGCCATTGCGAAATTCGGCCATCGTATGTTCCATACCGCAAAATGGCGTCACATCCATGGCATTGCGATTGAGGTAGAACATCATAGAATGTTGGTTTAGTTCCACTTGGCTTGTGATGCCAGTACAAGCAAGCATCGCGCTATCTCGTCCAAACTGATGCTGGGTTAGGTGATTCTGGAGGTAACTATCCACATCCGGCTTGAAAAGCACTCCGTCACTGTAGAGTTCGGATATTAAGGTCTGAGCGATCACTCGATGCAGAGCTGCTCTCTTCAGGTATTTCTCGCCACCGATTTCAGTTATTTTCTGTGCAAACAGCATGGGCTGAATTTCCTCAATATTGATAGTTCTTTTGAGTGCCGCAGTGTCTATCTGAGGGAAAGTTTTCGGGTGTTTAATGTATCGATGTGTGAGCTCGGTAAATTTTGCAGAAAAGGCTTGATGCGTGATTTGCCAGCCTTCACTCACAAGTTTTGTACTACAAATAAACCCTAGCAAATCATCCATAAACTGTTGATGTTTTGAGGGACGAATCATTGTCAGATGACGCGTCTGGTAGTTCTGGATGCGCTGTTCCAGAGAGTCTGCTCCAGTCGTAATATGCATCCGCTCAAGCACTTCCATCAGCGCAAGACTATTTTCAGGAGCCATAACATACTGCTGGAGCGACTGTGATTTCGTCAGCTTAGAGGCTTCATCCTTAGAGTCTGATTTATTCGCTACCTTTTTCGCTGCCTTTTTAACGATATTTGCTTGAGAGACTGCAAAGATTTTTTCTATTATTTTGAGACGTTCAGTTGCAGTGTTCTCGTTCCAATTCTTAAGCTCACTTTGTACTCCGAATTCCTGCGTTGTCAGTAACACAAGGCTTTTGAAAGCTGAACGTTCGAAGCTTTCATGCATCCAGTTTTTTAGAGTATTCCAGAAATTTGAATGGCTGTCGGTGAGACTGTCAGAGTAATTCTTGACCTCAGTTTGAACCTTTCCAGGAACCGTAACATCACCGAACACTTCGAGCCATAGACATTCTGATGGACTCAGATCATGACAATACTCAACTGCAACCAATAATTGGTACTGAAGTGCCTTGAATAAGAGTGTTGCATCGAAGGGCAACGGTATGTCACCAGATGGTGTCCTATTCTGGGCCAGCGTTTTATTCATACATTCCAATTTTTGCCTCTCTCCTTGACTAAGGCTCGGCTGGCGAGCTAAGTCTGTATATAAATATAGGCCCATTTAATCAAGTGTAGATGTCACAAAAATCAAGTAATGTTATAAAAAATAAATAGATATTCTGGAGTGCTACGCTTTCCCTTAAAAAGGAAAATGGTGGGCTGCCTATCTTTGAATGAAAGTAGCTAATTCGTTCAATTTAGTATTTGTTGACATAAATCCCTTTATTTCCTCTTCGCAGCTTCCTGCCTAGGTTCTCTAACTCCCCCTACCTGAAGAAACTGATTTTCTCCTAGCTTCCATTTCGAGTCCTTTACTTCGCTTGCGAAGAGTCAGCTCGGCAGCTAAAGCACGGGGCGCTAAGGTACTTATTATTAATGATAACCGAAAAATCTGAGAGGCAGACCAAATTATCTAATCGTCGCTGCTAGCCAATTACTAGACTAGTAAAATAGGCCGTTTTTTGTCCGAAGGATGCAGGTTTGGGGGTGACATTTTAGGGCCTCTCATCAAATATTTGTCACTCATGACAAGCTCGTAATTCACTTGTGACTTTACAAATTCTGCAAAAGACCTCGAGCCTCACATGCTTCAAGGAAAGGTTTTCTTAAAAAATTGCAGTCGGCGTATGGTCGACTCCGAGTCTGCCGCGCCAAAGTTGTAAGAAAATCAGCAGGAGTTCGGCCATCCTCTCTCCATTCGTCGAGCACTTGTATCAGCCAAAACTTGCCAGCATTTTCATCGCAGAATTTAGCTTTATAGCGTTCTTCAATATCGTAAATATCTTTCCATGTATCGATTTCTTCGGCAACAGCATTTGGACCGAATTGTAAGGTGACATCGTCAGGTGTCAGATTGGCTATGTCTGAAGATTCCAGTGTTACTTGTAACTCAATGGAATGTGCCAAAGGTTTATATGGATAGAAAACAGCACGACGATGAACTGCTCTTGCAGGGTCTTTTTGCGTGAAGGCTGGATCCTTACTGGTCTTATAGCTACTGTTGCAATAGTGGCAGGCAGGTACGAGATTACGAAAGTTTATAGAATTAAAAGGATACAGTGCCTTAGGCAAATAGTGGTCGTATGCTTCGCGCTTACTGTGGTATTCACCCAGTAAGTCACTGATACCACAAAATGGACATTTCCCAGTTTTATTGATTTGCACGAAGTTCTTGTAGTGATCATTAATGTCACCGATCTTGGCACGTAGAGCAGCTAGATCCAGCAATGACTGTGAGTATAATCCTTTGAAAAATGTACCAAGTTGATCCGCCAGTTCTTTATGGTTCACTGCGATGTCAGCATAGCGGGCTAGATGTGCATTCGGAACATTGCCACATATCATTTCCAGATTGTTATTGCCTTGGTACCACCGCTTAAACTGAGCTATTTGCTCTCGCGAGAGCTGGGCGAAACTTTGATAAATAGCTTGAACTTGACTTGAAAAACGATCTCCTGCCTCAGTGTGGCCATAGGCAAAAGACGTCATTATCTCTTTAAGAGGCGGATTAGCATCAAACAGAGTCAAGTCATATTCCCCTGTTTTCCTCGACCTACACCACACTTGATAGAAAATGAAATTGATAAACCGCTGCATCCTCTCCATTTGATGCGGCACATAGGTGTAAGTAAACAGCATCAGCTCTGCTCCTTCTCGCTGTCTTGTGCTTTTTGATCAAGGATGGCATTGATCAACAAAATTTTTTCCACCGAGTCGCCTAATTGCTGATGAATTTCGGTAATTAGGGATTCCCTGTCCTCACCACCTTCCTCAAAACGTCGGCGCAAATCATCCAGCAGGGCCTGTGCATGGCCACCGATAGTTTCACGTTTGCCAAAGGTGTTCATAGTGATCTTGTTGATAGAAGCACCAAGTGTGTTGTAGTCCGGGTGGCTAATGCTGACAACTCCACTTGTTTCGTCTTTGCTGAACACCAAAACCTTTTCCGGTTTACTATCTGAAATCAGAAACGGTGTGTGAGTGGTGATCAACATTTCTTGTCCCACATCCCTTTTATCAGGCAAGCACTGACGCAGACGGGTGATGAAGCTAGCTCGCCAGTTTGGGTTGAAGTGGGTTTCAGGCTCGTCGAGCAGGAGCAAGCAGTTAGTGTCACGAAACAGTACACATAGACCAAGGCTATGCAACAATTGATGTTCGCCATCCGATAGCTCTTTGAGAAGCATCGGTTTCTCGATCCCCTTCTTTCTGAAATAGAAATGTTTAAAGCGCATGATTCGCTCATCAGATGCTAGCGTCGGTACCGTTTCACTAACGTAATGACTGGTTGAGGTGTACAAATCCGACTTAAGCGTATCACTTACAACATAAAGGTTAAGAGCTAACAACACCTGAAATGCCTGGAATAGAGCCAACGGTGAGCCTTCGAAGTTTTCGCGGAATGCTTGCTTAGTTGCCTCATTAACCAGGTAATCAAAGATTAGCGTATCAGTGGCATCATCGACGTAACTTAAGGTAGCGCATCGCCGTAAGGCGTTGACCATTAATGAAGATCTTTCGTCGCCTTCAAGCAACTGTAGAATATTTAGGCGATAATGGAGTATCCCCAGCTCGTCGATGTCGACCTGTAGAGCAGGATTACTGTCGACTATGTCTTCAGGTAGTTGGTGTAGATTTTCATCTTGACTGGCAAATACAGTCAGTTGTTCCGGCCGCAGTTCAATACTGCGACGCAGAATAATCCGGAATTCCTGCAGTGTTTCAATACCCACATCCTCGCGGAAAGGTTGCAAATTCTCCTCATCGAGAAATAGCAGGTTACACAACAGGATGGCTTGGCTGAATCCGTTATCTAGATATGCAAGTCTGGTTTCTGGATGTCCGGGATAAGGAAGTTGTTGCGTCAGTGCCTTGTAGTACTCGTCAAACTGTACAAAGCGCATCTTAAAAAAAGGGAGGCTAAGGATTTCGTTCTCGCCTGAAGAGTAGCCGAGCACGTACTGGGGCAACAACATGTCTGCATAACCACCTGCGAATAGTTCATTTAAGTCCGTATCAAAGTCACGTTGGTTCTCCCAAAGAAAGCGCACTGATTCACCGGCACTTTTCCATACATGGACTTTTGCCCATTCGGGGCTGTTGGAGCTCCGGTATTCGGGAAGGACTCTGATCAAATAATCTAGCTCGAAGGAAACGGGTGAAAGATCCAGAGTCTCATCTTGCAATGCTTCAGGAAGAAAACTCCGGCGCACACGCAAAATTTCCAGTTGAAAAAAGATTGCCGCCAGGGCTTCAAGCAGGTTGGACTTGCCGCTGCCATTCGGTCCGGCGCAGACGAAGGGGGCAAAGTGGTCCGCTTTCGCCAATTCATCCTGTAAGACCCATTCAGTACGAAAGTGGTGCTCAAAACCGCAGGGCAGGCTGCGAAAGCCTGTCGGGTCGGTGATCTTCAGGCGTAGTAGTTTCATGTCGGACTTTGCTCGATAGCGGCTTTGAGTTCGATGCGATTGCCTGCATCGTCAAACACCTGTGTCAGTGTGCCAGCGACTATCGCCTCGAATACCCAAGCCTTAATGTATTCGTAGTCACTTGATCCCAGTACGAAGTCGTTGTCCGGGTGGATATCCGCCAGCCGGTTTTGCGCCAGTGCCATAAAGTGTTGTACCGAAAATGATGCGTCAGCAAGTTGTGAACAATAGGCTTCCAGCCAATCTGCAATCAATGACTTGCGCGCCTCAGCATTTTCCAATGCGATCAGCTGACTATCGGTATCGGGCAAATGAATGGCAGGCGCAGTTTGTACAACAGGGGCGGGCATGGTGGCTTGGTCTCCTTGGGAAACTGCGATAACATCTTGAGTGGGCAGTTTTGGCATTGGCACTCGCGCAAGATCCAGTTCGCCATTGAATGCTTGTTGGCTCAATGCACCATAAAGGCACTCCAAGTCGGTGAGGCTTTGCTGGTAGAGTGATCGAATGGAATCGACTTTTTTGACAATAGCGGCGAATTGGTTTTGGAGCTCAATGGGAGGCTGAATAATTTTTATATTTTCAATGACGCCTTGATTAACCTTGTGCGCCCCATTTGTAGTTCTTGCATTGTTCTCAATTTGTTGCCGTATAAACTTGGTTTTCCATAGAGTTTCAAAAAATGCTCTATTGATAGCGTCCGGATGGATTGAAACCGCAATAATGGTGTCAGGGAAAATCACGTCGGTTGAAACTGACGGGAAGAAGTATCCTTTTCCTACTAGGCTTAAATTTCCGTTGCCTCGACACAAAAGAAAATCATTCGGCGTCGGGAAATACTTTTGATGAATTTGTGAAAAGATGTCTTCCTTGTATATTTCTCGGAAGGAGTCCCCTGTGATGGCTGACAGTGTGTAAACGCGTCCTTTGTATGCGCCCGCCTTTGATGGCGACAGGCCATTGCGCATGCTTGAAATAATCGCTAAGAATTCAGGTTTGTCCCACCCATTCTCATTAATCACTGGATCGCCAAACATTTCCAAAAACACACTTTTGATCAGTTCGTCGATTTGTTGCAGGCCTTGTTTGCGCTGGGCGATCAGCCCTTCCACGTTGCCGAGCAGATGGGCAATGCGGATTTGGTCGTCGAGGGTCGGAAAAGGAATTTCCAGGTTGAGAAAGTCAGTCTTTGTAAGGCTGCGTCGCCGCGCAACGGCCCCCTGCATACGTGAGGCGTACGAACTCCTTGCCTGCGGCGACCGCAAATAGCGCTCAAGATAGGGAATATGGCAATTTTCCTCACTTTGCAGCTTCCAGATGTTATACGCCGGGCTGACTATGCCTGCTGGATATTTCGTCTGAAAACCAAGAACACCTTCATCAATCGGAAAGCCAACAACCAATTCATTCTTGTATGCGATGCGATAATTCGAGGTGTCCGAACTGGCAACACGCTTCTTGAACTTTTCAGCTTGGTCAACCAAGCCATGCCTCATGGTGATTGAAAGAACAGGCAAGTCCTGTTCACCAGCGCGGTCGCGTCCTGACTGTTCCAAAATTTCACCAAGAGATTTTGGTGCCCAACTCATCCCACCATCTCCTTCAACGCTAGCAACTCGCACACGATGCCGCTTTGCACCTTGGCCAGTTCCGCTTCATCCACATCACCTACCTCAACCTGAATCAGCCGCCCCAAAATCACGCTAGGTGCATCGTAGTTCACTTCTTCAAATACATCTTCCTTGTAGCGCGAAAGTGAGAGGTCGAAGTTATTCTTCTCGTCCGCAATCTCGCTGCGCGGTACCATGAAGCATTTGGCGGTTCGGTCGATATCGGTCCCCGCATCGCGTGCGTGGTACTTCGTGATGATGTCTTGCAGGTCGCCATAACCTTCCTGCTTAGCACGCTTATCGTCCAGCGAGTAGCCATCGGCGGCCATTTCGTAAAACCAAATGTGTTCAGTAGCGGGTTTCGTAACCTTGTCTTTTTCTCCCCAGACTTTGGTGAATAGCAAAATGGCGGTGCTGACTCCAGCATAGGGTTTGAACACACCGCTGGGTAGGGTGATGACGGCTTTAAGGTCGCAGCGTTCCACCAAGGTTTGGCGCAAATCCCTGAAGGCTTTGCCGGAGCCGAATAGCACGCCCTGCGGCACGATCACGCAGGCGGTACCGCCTTTTTTCAGCAGGCGATAGATGCTTTCGACAAACAACAGCTCGGTCTTGGTGGTAGCCAGTTGCAAGGCTTCGTTGATGTCGCCCTTATCGATGCTGCCGGTAAAGGGTGGATTAGCCAGCACGATGTCGTAGGCGGATTCTTCGTTGTAGCTTTTGCTCAGGGTGTCCTGGTAGTCGATGTTAGGCTCATCGATGCCGTGCATCATCAGGTTCATCAACCCCAAGCGCACCATGGTGGCATCAATATCGTAGCCGTACAGACTTTCTTGCAGGATGAATTGGCGCTTGTCATCGAATGTTGCGGCAATTGAAGTGCGGATAAAACCGTCTTCATCGGGGACAAGGTCCTGGGTACCAGCGTTGATAGCCAACTGGGTAACGATGTATTGATAGGCACCCAGCAGAAAGCCGCCAGTGCCGCAGGCCGGGTCGATAATTCGGTGGCCCAATTGCGGCTGCACCAGATCGGCCATCAGCTTGATGATGTGGCGTGGGGTGCGGAACTGGCCGTTCTTGCCAGCGGTAGCGATTTCCGAGAGAAGCATTTCATAAACATCGCCCTGGATGTCCTGGAAGGCCTGTCCATTCTCTTGTGAATCCTTTTCCATCACCGCGAAGATGTCGTCGATGGTCTTCACTGCCTCAACCAACAACGCCGGTTTGGGGATGATGAACACGGCGTTTTTCATGTGGTGAGTGAAATTGGATTCGGCACCGTTCAGGTCTTTTAGGAAGGGGAATACCTTGCCCTGTACGTGCTGCAACATCTCCTCGGCCTGCATACGCTTAAATTCGCTCCAACGCAGCGTACGTTTGTCGATGGGACGCTGTTCCACCACAGGCCAGTTGCGTTCCTCGGGTGGAATCCAAGTACCTTCAAACCTAGAGGTATATTCTTCATCCGTCCACTCGGCATCGGCCTGGCGCTTTTGATCCCACTCATCAAGCCGTTTCATGAACAGAAGGTAGGTAATTTGCTCAATGGCAGTTAGCGGGTTGCTGATGCCACCGCTCCAGAATTTGTTCCAGAGCTGCTCGATTTTAGATTTTAGTTCGGGGTTGTTCTGTAACATGGTATGACCTGTTTTTAGGCAGCAAACCGTTCGGTCAGCTGCAGGATCTCGTTGATTTCAGCCGGGCTAAACACGCCACGGATACCTTGAGGGTGGATGACCGTGAAGGGAGCGTTAATCAGGTCTTTCTTCTCCACCCTTTCGCGCTCGGCAATGAAGTTCTTCAACAGATTAAGGAACTCCATCTGCCGACTGCTGAGCATGGTGTGGGCGCGGATGAACTGGTCAAAGGCTGTACTGACCTCATCAGGGAAACTTTTCAGCACTTCGATGCCGAGGATATGACGGATAAACTGAATGAAACGTGCCTTGCGGTTCTTATAGACTTGGCGCAGCAGGTCTTCAGTAATGTGCGGATGCTCTTCATGCAGTAGTTCGGCCAGTTCATTAGCTTCCAGGCTACTCACCGCTTCGCCGTTCTTGATCTTCTGCAGTACCAGGTTGTGATCGGTCAACTCGACGATCAAGGCTTCGACCATTTCGCGGTAGCGGGTAATGCTGACGGCTTCGTGCTGCGGCCCGAATTCCACCCATTCTTTCTTGTGAAGCTCATCGACCAGGTCAAGTTGGGTTTGCTCCTGACCTCTAGATTGCTCACGGAATTTCATCAAAGGGCCGAGTTTGGTAACTATAACATCGAAGGTAACCTCGTCGGCGTTGGCCCAGTAGTGGTTGGTTTGCGCCTTACGGATCAGGGCTTCTTCCTGCTTCACGAAGCTGACCGACAGCGGTAATTCGCTGATCTGCTCCACGATGCCTTCTTTGAGCGTTGCGGCTTGTTCCTCGTTTTCATTGAGCACAGCCAGAGAATATTCAAGGAGGTCGCGCTCAAAGCGCATGGCCTTGAAGTCAGCCTCGGAAACAGTGCGAAACAACGGCTTGATTTTAGCACGCAAGAATTCCAGGCGGTCGTGGCTGAGCCTAATCCAGAAGTTGTCATCGTCCAGCCGCGCCAGAGCAGCGGCGGCTTCCTTGATAACTACCGACTCTTTGGGCAGCGCGGCAACCTGCAAGCGAAACTTGGCAATTTCACGACTGGCAATATCGGCATGACCGCTGTCGTTGGCCTTCTCGATCTTGTCGAGCCGCAGGCCAACCAGACGCACTGGCAGTGGCAATTGCGGTTTGAGTTCTTTGCCTTTGGGGTTGAGCTTGAAGTATTCGAAGTTGTCCCAGCAGTCGAGGATCAGGAACACATCCTTTTCAAGGCACCAAGGCTTGGGTTTGCTGGTTTCCAGCAGGCGCGTGCCGCGCCCGACCATCTGCCAGAACTTGGTATAGGAATAGACCGGTTTGGCGAATACAAGGTTGACGATTTCGCGCACGTCGATACCAGTGTCGAGCATGTCCACGCTGATGGCAATTCGCGGCATGTCGTTGTTAGTGAACTGGTCGAGAAGGCCGCCCTTGCCGTAGACACGTGAGTCTTCCGATACCAGAACCTTGGCCAGTTCACCGTGGTACTGTGGATAGAGCTTATCGAAGATATCTTCCATGCGCCGAGCATGGGCCTTGGTAGCACAGAAGAAGATGGTTTTGCCGGGCAGCACTCCGTTGGAGTCTTTAATTGCCTCTTCCATGAATTCGCGGACAATCAGGGTGTTGGTCCCCTTGTTGATCACCTGCTTTTCGAGCTGGGAGCCCTCGAAATTGATGTCTTCAACCTCCTTTCCTTGCAGGATCAGCTTTTTCTGGTCTTCCAGCGAGATAGTGCGTTTGTTGATGCCCTCCATCTGGAATTTGGTCTGAATCTTCATAACTTGAAAATTGCAGAGGTAGGGCGGCACGTTGTTCACGGCTTCTTCATAGGTGTAGGCAAATGTGGGAATACCGTCTTCGCAGTGAAAGAGCTGAAAGGTGTTGTGGTCGATGATATCTGTTGGCGTAGCGGTCAGCCCCAACGTGATGGCTTTAAAATAGTTGAGTACTTCGCCGAAGGTGTTGTAGATCGAGCGATGGCTTTCATCAACGACGATGAAATCGAAGAAGTGCGGCGACAGGTGCTGCACATCATCCCGTATGATATTGAGCATCGTCGGGTAAGTGGCGACATATACGCGGCGGTCCTTAACAATCAGCTTTTCACCCACATTTGGCCAACGAGGTTCATTGGGCATGTGCTCTTTAAAAGCTGCCAATGCTTGTTCGCGCAAAGCGATACGGTCTACTAGGAACAACACCTTTTCGGCATGACTTGCACGCATCAGCGCATCGATCATGGCGATACAGATACGGGTCTTACCGGTGCCTGTGGCCATCACCAACAGGAAATCGCGCTTTTTCTGTTCGATGCCTTCGAGCACCGAGCGAATCGCGCGGATCTGGTAGCCACGACCAGCAATTGAGGTGTTAATGAATTCCTGCGTCAGCGGCTTTCGATTACGACGGATGTATGCAAAGCGTTCCAAATCGTCTCGTGTGGGGAAACCTACGACCTGACGCGGTGGCGCGTTTCCTAGATCCCAGAAATAAAGTTCGTGCCCATTGGTGTAAAAGCAGAAGGGTAACTCACCACCCAATTGCTTCTGGATGTTGTAGCAATATTGCTTCGCTTGCTCACGGCCCAGAGCTGCATCTTTACTAGTGCGTTTAGCTTCGACTACAGCAAGTGGTTTGCCATCTTTCCCTAAGAGCACATAGTCACTGTACTGATGCCCACCATACTCATTGTGAGGTTCAGCCACACCTTCTGATTGAGTCGTGAGGATATCGAATTCTTGCACAACCTTGGTTGGATCTTGTACATCCCACCCAGCAATGCACAATTGACTATCGATAATAGCAATCCGAGTTTCTTTCTCAGAACTTTGCATATCTCTCACATCTCCATAACAAGCCCATCATCCAGCAGCATCGGGATTCAATGCTTATTAATCACTTATTGTCGTATGACGAAGCAATTTAAAATTAAAGTTTAAATTCAATCAATTAAGCCATAACAACAAGATGTCCAAAATTTACTTCGCCAAATGGTGGACTGTTTTAATTGAGTGATGCCCATCTTAACATTAAGCCCTGCTGAAGAACGATGTCTGATGCATAAAAAGCTTAACAAACCCGAGATACAATCTAGCTCTTACAGTTTTTCCACAAAGTTGCTTTGACTTACTTCCGTCAACATAATGTTTGCAATAACAGCTTATAGAACCCAGCAAAATTTCAGTTTAGGCTCACTTGGAACTTTAAAGACGAAAGGCAAGTTGATATACACTCTCCAAATAATTTCAGACAGATATTATCTCAATGAACCACCCTCGAAGCCTTATAGCTAGGGGGTTTTGTTTTTCTGTCTGAGGTCGTTTCATGAAAAAATCAGAAGGTCTGCAGGCCATCGAAAAGCCGCTCGCGTCACTCCCCCATGCCATCGGCAAACATATTCTTGGCCATATTCAAAAGCTCACTCATTACGAACCGGTTATCGGCATTATGGGCAAAACAGGTGCGGGAAAATCGTCGCTTTGTAATGCGCTGTTCCAAGGTGAGGTCACGCCTGTCAGTGATGTCCATGCCTGCACTCGTGACGTACTGAGATTGCGGCTGAGCAGCGGTGAGCATAGCCTGATACTGGTAGACCTGCCCGGTGTAGGCGAGAGTGAGCAGCGGGATAGCGAATATGAATCTCTTTATCGTCAAATCCTACCTGAGCTGGATCTCATTCTGTGGGTTATCAAAGCCGATGATCGTGCTTTTTCCGTTGATGAACGTTTCTACCGACGAGTGATAACTGACCACCAACAACGGGTATTGTTTGTCGTTAACCAGGCTGACAAAATAGAACCCAGCCAAGAGTGGTATGTCACCGGCAATGCACCATCACCACTTCAGAAAATCAACCTCAGCCATAAATTACGCGATATCCACTCTCAGTTTTCACCTAGGAATCCAGTCTGTGCAATATCAGCAAAGCATGGATGGGGGCTGACTCAAATGGTGGATAACCTGATGCGAGCTTTGCCCGCGAAAGCCAGTAGTCCATTTCAAACCCAACTAAACCATAATCTCAGAAGTCATTCTGTAAAAGAGAGTGCGCGTTCGGACTTTGGTAAATCGGTAGGTGGCGTGCTTGATAAAGCGGCTATGCTGCCATTTATACCTGAAGCAGTTAGAACACTAATTCTCGGCGTGCGTGACTCGGTGGTTTCAGTCGCCCGAGCCATATGGGACTTTTTCTTCTGAATTAACAATACCTCTTATCTCCCAATTTAAAGGCCTGTTGCTCACGCAGCAGGCCTTTCTTTATTTCATTTTGAATGACAACAAAGGAGTACTTATGGCCCGTTTATCTTCCCGCTTTGGCTCTGCCAATATAATTCGCCGTGACCGTCCCTTAACTCGCGACGAATTATTTAGCACCGTTCCCAGCGTTTTCAGCGAGGAAAAACATGCATCACGCAGTAACCGTTATACCTATATCCCTACGATCACACTTCTCGACAACTTGCAGAAAGAAGGTTTCCAGCCGTTCTTTGCCTGTCAGACCAGGGTTCGTAACCCCGAGAAGCGCGAGCATACCAAGCACATGCTGCGCCTGCGTCGCGAGGGGCAGATAACGGGTAAACAGGTTCCCGAGATCATTCTTCTGAATTCGCATGATGGTTCAAGCAGTTACCAAATGCTACCTGGGCTATTCCGATTTGTCTGCCAGAACGGGCTGGTGTGCGGCGAAACGTTTGGTGAGGTGCGTGTACCACATAAAGGCGACGTCGTTGGAAAGGTCATCGAAGGCGCGTATGAGGTGCTGGGTATATTTGATCGTGTTGAAGAAAAACGTGAGGTAATGCAGTCATTAATGTTACCTCCACCAGCGCAACACGCGTTGGCAACAGCTGCCATCACTTACCGTTTTGGAGAGGAGGAGCAGCCGGTGACTGCAGCCCAGGCTCTATCTCCCCGTCGCTGGGAGGATAAGTCTGATGATCTTTGGACGACTTATCAGCGGATCCAGGAGAACTTAATCAAAGGCGGTCTTAACGGGCGAAATGTAAAAGGTAAACCAGCCCGCACTCGTGCTGTTAACGGTATTGATGGGGATGTGAAGCTGAATAGAGCGCTTTGGGTGATGGCGGAGACCATGCTGGAATATACGCAAGATCGTTTACCGATTTAAGTATTTGATGCCCCGGACACACCCTGTCCGATATGGGTAACGATAATCCCGCAGATGACCACGAGGAACCCGCTACCAACTCGCCCTGTATCTGGGTTCCCGTAGAAATAAAAATATTTTCCGTTGTGTCCATATCCTGTCCGCCCCCCTAGTTAAAATAATCACACCATTTTTCAGCCAGTTAACTTTCAACGGAGACCATGCAATGCCACAGCCTGAACGTCGCTATGATCGGCTGGCCGTGAGGTTGTCACTGATTATCAGCCGTCTGCTAAACGGTGAAACACTGAGCGTACGCATACTGGCGGTAGAATTCGGAGTATCGGTACGTACACTTCGCCGAGATTTTCGAGAGCGACTGATGTACCTGGATTTGGAATATAAAAATGGTCTGTGTCGCCTGGTGCCAGGGAGCCACACTTCCTCAGGAGAGCGTGACGTACTCCACTTCGCCCGCCAAACGGGCGTCTCGGTGGTATTCCCGGTGCTTGATATCCGTTTAGTGAACCTACTGATGAACAGCCGCGATGACTCACCATGCATTATTTACCAGACCCCGTTACGAAGTGTGGCCGCCCCTTCTGAATGTTTTCATCTTTTAACGCGAGCAATAACAGAGCGGGCGCTGGTGACGCTTTTTAGCGGCGGACGGCAGTATGAACGCCTGGCCCCTTATCGGCTTATCTGTCTGGACGGTATTTGGTATCTGGTTTGTGAGTATCGCGGATATCTAAACGTATTCCTGACTATTGAGATTACCGAGGTCAACTTCCTTAAAGAATCATTTTCCCGCCGCGATGATCTGAGCCGCCTCACCACCGGTAATGACTTCATTACTGCGCTCCCACATTTCCGTTTCATCCATGACGTTTTGAAGGAATTCAATAGCCAGCAATCGGCTTAAAGATTAATGCGTTATCTCATCGTTTCATTTATACCAGACAACACATCCATTCACAGGAGTGACAGATGAACACAATATTGAATAAAAAGTTGATAGTACTCGGGAGCCTGCTTTTAGCATTTAACGCACAGGCATACAACGTCGTGGGGTCGGTAAAAGCCTGGTCGGATATGAGGCAAAGTGGATGGAAATCGGCAGATGGGTTTACCGATGAGCAATTAGGCATGCCACTTTATAAAGCTAGTGTCATTGACAACTATCCCTGGACGGATCACTTTTTCATCAGAACGGGATGGCAGGGAAACTTTTTCCTGGCGGACAAGAGAAGCAAGACCATTAAATTAGTTAAGGCTCCCAACGATAAACCCGCTGATTTGACCGTTGTATATCAGGGAGAAGATACGGGGAAAGGATGCTATTTCAGCATCGTCGACTCACAAGCCGGGCAGAATCTTTCGAGGGAGTATAACGAGCAGGTTGCGCCAAAAATTTTAACGACGATTGCCGATAAGTGCATCAATAAAAAGCAACTGGCTGAGATAAAAGCCAAAGAATCATCTGACGACAGGCTGCTTAAACAATGGGTAGCAAAAGAGACGCTCAATGAGCTATGCCGAAAGAAAGGGAATTGCTGACGTTATCTCGACTATCGGGTGCTTTCAAAATCAGGATTGTAGAAAATAAGGACGAATAGATGATCATGCGACAATACGTTTTATCGGCATCACTATGCTTACTCACATCTCCAGCTCTAGCTATCCCCAATATGTGGGGTAGCGGCTTCGGGCAGGGCAATGCGGAATACACCATCACCAGTACGGATAATGTGGCCTTCACGATCAACTGCACCGGCAATCCCGACAAGGATGGAATACTTGAGCATGGTGTAGCTGTCACGTTAGCCAATGGCACGACTGTATATCCTGGGGATCAAGATCCTAATATTGTTGTTGTAATGAATGACCAGCAGTATTGGATCCCACCCTCTCTCGGGTGGCGAAATGCCGATAATGCATGGGTATCGTTCATCGGAGATATTTCGAAGGCTCAGAGTTTCGATGTTTACATCAATGATAAGAAGGTGAGCAGTTATCAGGTCAACTTGAAAAATGCCCAAAAGGTACTTCCACAAGAGGGGGAATGTACCGAAATTTATTACCGATAAAGAACACCGAATTTCAACCCATTCTTTTGTTGAACCCCTGTCGCTTATGCGACAGGGGTTTTTCATTTTAAGGAGCCGCTATGTACGAAATCTCACTGACCAGAACCTTCACCGCATCAGAAGAAAATATTATTCAGCAGGCTTTATCTCTCATTGAGAAACAGCTTGAACGCCAACCTCAAACATTCACTTCCACCAGCATGACAACGAAGTGGTTGTGCTTAAAAATGGCCGGGCTCGAGCGGGAAGTCTTTATGGTATTGTATTTGGATAATCAGCATCGATTATTGAGATATGAAATCAATGCATTAGGAACCATAAATCGCACTCAAGTCCATCCGCGTGAAATTGTTAAAGGCGCACTTGAACATAATGCTGCGGCTGTCGTTTTTGCTCATAACCATCCTTCTGGCGTCACTGAACCCAGCGACACTGATCGGCAAATCACCAACAAGCTGGTAAGTGCGCTCAAATTAGTCGATGTCCGTGTTTTAGATCATGTAGTCACAGGGGAAGGGAAAGCTGTCTCATTTGCGGAGCGAGGGTGGCTCTGACCGTCATGACCGTGTGGCTTGCTGAAATCAATGCCTTCCCCATCATTATAAAACACCTCAATAAACTCTTTTGTCCAAACCCTATATGACATCCCGTTCGAAATATTAATCCCAGAAGGAATATTTCATGGAAACATCAATGGCACCGACTGCAGTGCCGGTTTCTTCATATCTTTCGCCCGTGCAAACCTGGCAGATGCTGCTGACCTATTTATTAGAACGTCACTATGGCCTTACTTTGAACGACACACCATTTTGTGAAGAAGAGAAAATACGCGAGCATATTGAGGCCGATATCTCATTAACTGATGCAGTTAATTTTCTGGTTGAGCGCTATGTATTGGTACGCATCGACTGTAAAGGCTTCTCCTGGCACGAACAGGCTCCCTTTATTAATACGGTTGATATTCTTCAAGCCAGAAGGGCAACAGGACTGCTGCGTGGTGCCAAGGAGGAAACATTATGATCACTGGCACTTCTACCCGCTCAAGAATCAATCATATTGCACGGGCGAAGAATGAAGAAAAAGCAGCCAAGCTTTCAATAAAATGGCAGTGATAAACCCTTATAAATTGCTTTAGGCCCATCAATAGGCCCAAAGCAAAAGTTGAATCAAGCTTTAAATATTATAAATCATTAAGTTACATGGTGAATTCAGACTCCCCCAGCCCACCACTTTTGATAGGACAGTGACCGGACAGTATCATATAAACCAGTAACTTATGATAAATGACCGGACGAAGCACTGACCTAGTTTAGACCAAAAAGGATACGCAAAAGATACGCGGCCCCTTTGAAGATTAAAAAGCCTCTGCTAACCCAGAGGTTTTTTTTCGCCTATAGAACGCCGTCATGGGGTGTCGGGGGTCGAAGGTTCAAATCCTTTCATGCCGACCAAAATACCTTAAGAAAACCAACCCATTAGGGTTGGTTTTTTTGTTTGTGGGATTTGGCTGGTGTGGCTGTGGTGTGAAACTGGTGTGAAACTACCGCTGAATCATCAAATAAGAACGGGTGAATAGGCCGGGCAATTAAGCCCGGTTTTGTATTCCTTAATTTCAGATGTCAGATAAACCTCAACGATCGTTTTCAACGATCAATCTCACCTTATTGATCTGTTTAAACTATTTGAACCATATGAGATGTAGGGCTATTTTCTTGGGGCGAATCGGCATCACCCTAAAGGAACCTCTGTGGAAAATATTAAGAGATACAACTTCTGTGAAAAAACGGATTACCCCATCTTCGCAGAAGTCCCACCGACCGAGAGTCCGGTCGGTAAATATGTCGCATATTCAGATTATATGGTCGTTGTTGAACAGAATAAGAAGCTGAAGAAAAAGATTGAATCCTTACTCGTTGCAAACAAACAGATTTGAATGGCGTTATTCCGGGCCGCTAAGCCCGGCGTTTCTCGTTATTAGGTTGTGCTCTCATCAGGTGTTACTGGCCACTCAATATTAGGAGCCAGAGACGCATCAACAGCATCAAGCAAATCCATGTAATCTACCCAAGCAATCAGCTTTTGTTTGTCGCCATCAGAAATCATTTCCAGTGTTAATTTTGCGTGCCACAAACTGATTTTTCGTACCGCAAGATTCATTAACCCGGATTTGTTATTTTCAGCTTGCGCAACATATTCTTCATGAGGAAGTGCGGGGTCTGGTGGCTGAATAAATTTTCCATCAATATAAGCCCAGCCAATGCCCGCTACCTCAGCTTCTATGGGCGTTAATCCCTCCGGTGGTGTCCACTGCGTTTTCCCGTCCCACACAACCATATTGACTACTAATCCGCTTTTATCAACCAGCGCATAATTACTCATTAGCTATACTCCCTCACAATTAAATAACCACTGTTCCCGCTTGCGCCAATTATTGCAACAGATGATGAATTACCAATCTGCCCGTCAGCCCCTACGCCAAATAAACCGAATGGCGTCAGGTCAGTTGCCCTGTAGTTAGTGAATACACCCACTGCTAACATAGCGGCCGGATTAAGCCGATTTCCATAAGTTAGTTTGATGAGTTTCCCACCTCCAGAGACGGTGGGTATTGCAGGTCCAGATGGAGGGCTAGAGTAAGATGGTGGGTTAAGGGCAAGACTGACCGATGATCCGGGGCCACCGGGACAAGTTAATAACGCGCCAAATGTTGTATCCCCTCCCTTAGGGCCATTACCAAAAATCCCCTGACCACCTACCCCCACAGCGACATTGATGCCACCACTAAATCCGGTAGTGAATGACGCTAAGGCATACGCCCCATTACTCCCCGGTACTGAAACAGCCCCCTGACCCGCTCCAGTTGCAGATAATGACCCTGATGCCCCGCCAGCTCCTACAGCTTCAACTTCAATATACGCTGTCCCGGCAGTCGGGTTATATGTTCCATTTGATGCAAAGACCTGCGTATTCAGCAAGCGTCCGGATGTTGGCACAGGATTGGCAGAGGTTGGAATATCTCTGACAGCGAACGCCCGAGAGCCAACCGCACCAAATACCGACACCTTATAAACGATAAAACTCGCATTATTTACGGTGTTTGGGATTAAAGTTAATCCGATGTTATTGGCATCGTTCGTAATGTAATCGACGGTGATACTGATAGGTAAGCCAGTGGCATAGCTAACACCTGCTGGCACATTTAGCCAATTTGTAGACGACGCTAGGTAATTTGCCCCCAATGTGAATACAAAGTTCTGCCAGTCAAAGTTAGCTATGGCCGTTATACTCGGCAAGCCAATACCCATAGCTGTCAGGGTGAGGTTCTTGAGCGCGTCAGCCACCGCCGCAGGTCCAGCGTCTTTAATTTCAGAAAGGTTATTAACTTTCTTTAAAAAGCCATCATCATTGTTCCCAATAATGGCAGCAATAGCCGTCAACAATTGGGCGCGGTTAGTTTTATCTAAAACCTCACCCGTGCTTTCAATGACTTTGGCGATCTCTTCTTGGATGGCATCAAAATAATCATCATCCAAAGCCGTAGCTGGTACACCCGTTTGTGGGTTACCACGGGTAAAGCCGTTCTTGCCCGCGCCAAATTTATCTACTTGGGCGGTTGGGGTATCAATACGATGCATAAAGGGTTACTCCGGGTATAAGAAAGTCACATAGGTGTGCGAGGGGCAAAGTTTGTTAATGACGCATTCGGCAGTGGTGTCGCCCCACGTTCTCAGGCTGGCAGTGCAAACTGAGGTGCAGGTCATGTCGGTTATCTGGGTGACATTCGGCATATTGACCTGCCACCAATAACGCCACTCTTCTGAATAAAGCGAATCAATACAGGTAGACGTACAGCGGAAAACATCACTTTCAAACTGGGTGATCGTGGCGTCCGGATATCCCAGTGCCGCCAGTTGTGCCAGATAGAAACCCTTATTAATCCCGCCCGTGACATTAATTTTTGCATCCAGCCGCTGCTGCCGCTGGGCCAAGGTCTGTACGCCGGGCGGTGCGCATGAGTCCGGCAGACCCGTTATCTGCTCGTAGCGATCGATAAGCTCAGTGGTGGTCCGCGGATCAACCTCTAGCATTAGGCTATCTCCGCGCTGATGGGCGCGAGAGTAGGACGGAGCAAGCCCCAACAGCAGGGGATCATCCCCCTCCCACGCTGGGCCGCGCGGCAGGAGGTTTGTTAGTAGTTGGCTGTAGCTGTCGGTCAGGTCCACGTCAGTTCTCCCACAATGGGCAGCTCAGTCGCGGCCAGTTGAATATCATCGGTCGGACTCACCAGAACATGCTTATACTCCCCGGTGGCGATGCTGATCGCTTCGTTAATGCGAGAGTGATCCAGCACCCCACCCGGCACCCCATCACGCAGAAACATGGCACGCAGCTCGGAGATAACTGCATAGCGAACCTCCGGAGTGTCTGGCGTAAGGCGAATATGGAACGGTACTATCTTCGCCACTGGTGGGAAGGTGTAGAGGCTGGCTCCCGCCACTGGCGCTAGCGGTAAGATATGGTCACGCGCGGCGGTGACTACCGCATTATCCGGCACTGGATTTTCAAGGTTGCTGTTAGCCACCATCACCCCGACCGTGCCGGTTCCCATCCAGTGGCGGTAAGTCCATGCGCGGGTAACGCCGGGTACCTCTTTAGCCCAGATAATATAGTCGCCGTCAGCGCCGCCTTGCGGGGAGTAATACCAGCGCTCAATGATCCGCGCCCGCCACTCCTCCACTGGCTCCACATCAGTACCGCCCTCAATGCCATCAGCAGCAGCGGACGAGGGTAGGCCGTTAATAGGCTGAGTCAATACCATGCTGATACCATCGTCAGTATTTCCCAGTGTGCCAACGGCTGAGCAGATCACCGGCACCCGCAGAATACCCGCAATGGAGGTCGCCGCTGCGGTGGTGGTGTACTCCTGCAAATCATCACGCTGAATCACTCTGCCGGCAGGCACTTCAATGCCGTTGGTGACCCCTTCCCAGCGTACAAAGCCCGTAGCGGTTGAGGGTTCTTTGCGCTGGCAGCGCTTCATATTGCCGTGGCGCGCTAACCAATCCTCGTCGCACTGATCCGGTAACAGGTTGCGGGCCAGATAATCTATGTAGCCGTAAACCGTGTGCACCGCCGCCGCATGTACCCGGCTGTACACCTCGGTGTCGGTACGGCGAAGAACGGCATCAGTTTGGAAACGGGAATTCAAGTCACTGCGGATTTGGGAAATAAGCTGGGGAAGTGTTGGGCGGTTAAATCCGCTATCAGCCATTGAGTGCACTCCATAAGTCATCGAAAGTTATTAGCTGAGAACTGCCATCATTGCGGTAAAGGGTTATTTCAGCGGTCAACATGTCGGTGTCGCGTCGCTGCACATTGATGGTGATTCGTGAAACTACACCGTCGTCTTTTAACCAAGCGAGTGCCTGCTCTAAGTAGCCTCTTGCTAGCTCGATCGTGTTATGGGTCAGGGTGGTGCGCTGGAGTAAATAGAGTCGGGAGCCGATACGGTCATTTTGTACCGTGGGATAAGTATCACCCCACCACCCCATGGGCCGCTCAGCATCATCATCCGGATCAGCCCGCCGCCAAGTGAACAGAGAGATAATCACCGCGCGTGTTAGAGGATCGGTGGGCGTAGAGGCTGATTGTTGTTGACCATTCACCATCAGGATCATCGGTTACTCCATCTTCTGGTTAGGCTTGTCGGTATTCGGTTCACCGTGCGGGTGAGTATGCGAATTGAACTGGCCGCGCATCGCCGCCATAGTGCCGGTTTTGTCTTGAACATCAGCCGCAGACTCGACATTGCCCTGAGCTTTGATCTGACCGCTGGCTTCAATCAGTGGCGTGTTGAATACCGCTTTTTCTTCAGCGTTAACAATAAACTGCTTAGTGTTCACCTCGATTTTGTTACCGCGCTTGAGGATAATGCTGTCCCCTTCGTCGCTGTAAATCGCCACCTCACCAGACTTAAGCCCCTTGATTCGATACCGACGATCAGCCACCACTAACACCACCCCGTGCGAGCGGTCGCCATCGGGGAAAGCGGCGAACGCCTCCGAGCCTGTGTGGGCGGCGCTGGTAAAGCCATAAGGTTCCAGATGTTCGATGTTGTCTTTCAACTCATCCGCAATCATCTGAATTTGCAGCATCTGGTTTTTACTGCTGGAATCAAGGCGGCGAACCACCGCCCGAACCAGCATATTGGATAGCCCGCGCTGTATCCCATCCAACAATCGACTCATTAGAATTCGTCCTCTTCGGCTTTTTTGCGGCGCTGTTTGTTTGGATTGGGTGGTTTTGGCAGATAGGCATCAGCGGGGCCGATCCGTAACTGGGTGATGGTTCCCTGCTCGTTTTTGCTGTAGGTCACCTCCGCGATTAACATTTCGCGGTTGTTAAAGCCCAGCACCGGATCGAACACCGTGACCAGTTGATTGGGCGACCACAAATCGCCGTTCCCCTGCCGCCAGCCCTGTACCGTATAGGTCACTTCATCGGTACGCGCGGCCCGCCGTAGCATCTCAAACTGGCTGCGCTCAATCACCGAGCCGCCTGTGGCATTACCGCTCTGCTTGATCACCATCGGTCGATAACGGCTGACGCCACCGTCAACAGTTTTAGCCCGGATGGCATTGGTAGTGGCCGTGCCAAAATCGTCATCATTTCCCGACCGTTGCCCGGCAACCACGTATTCAGAAAAGCGGTCTTTGATGCTCTGCTCGGTGTCACAGGAAATGATATTTTCCCCCAGCACCAACGCGGTGACGGTGCGTGAGGCTCCCACCGGACCAATCACCAGTGCACCAGCTGGATTGTCATAGGCTAGCACCTGTTGAATGCCCATCATTTTATCCAGCACATCCACCACGGTTTCACCGTAATCCACCTGCAACCCCTGCATTGGCGTGTTTTCCACTCCCGCATTGACCACCGAGACACCAAAGGGTGCGGCGAGCTGGGTCGCGATCTGCACAAAAGATCGGCCCGTAAATTGGGTTATCAGGGCGGCGCAGTCGATCAGGTCTTCGGTTTTACTGCGACCGACAATACCCACCGATACTGAGCGGGCGTCATACCGCACTGGCGTGGCATCAATATAGCCAGTGACCACCAAGTCAGTGCCGATCAACACCGTGACTTCATCGCCCTTTTTCACTCTTGGCTGTAGGTGTCCGGCCTCTTCGCTGCCGGGCCATTGGCGGGTGATTTCCACATTAAAATCACGGGCCAAGCGCTCAATACCTGCCGAGATAGAGACCGAAGTCCACCCCACCCACTCGCGGCCATTCACCCGCAGCGTGACATCGATATTCATCGGATGGGTACCTGTAGCGTTTTCACCGGCACGAAGCCGGGATGGGTGATTTGGTTGCGACCGATAATGTCGGTTTCGCGCGCGGCGGAGTCATACCAATCAGCCGCCAGCACCAGCGCAGGCAGCACTTCATCAGGGGTGCGGAAGGTGGTTTTTTCTATCTGCTCGAGGCGCGTACTGATATCGCGATTCACATCAGAACGCACGGTGTTGATTGCCAGAAACAGCGCATCATCCGTCACCCGCAGCAGCTCCTGATCAATGGCGGTATTGAGGGTGTCGCGGATCGTCGTCAGCGCCTCATAGGTCACGGGCGGGGTTGCGGCCACATTATCGCTGAGCGACGTCACCGCCGGATGGGTCACTAGCGGCAGTTGCGCCTGCGGAGTCACCGTGGCATTCAGTGGCGGGCGGGCCTGCGGTAAATCAGCCACACTCTGCGCCGCTTCAGTCAGTGCCGTGGTGCGGATGGCCTGAGCGACAACATTGCGCTGGGTGGTTTGGGTCTGGATAGTCTTGCTGTCCGTTTTCCATACCCCATGTGGAGCCAGATCACGGCCCACAGTAAAGCCGCTCAGCCCCTTAATTTTGTTGATAATGTCGTCGCTGTTACCCAGCAGACTATTACCCGAACGCCACATGCGTTGCAGGCGATTAACGAAATTCATGCCGGAACTGGGCGGCATTAACAGCACCGACAGATCGCCATCGAGCAAGCGGCCCGCGTCAGCAATAGCCGAGTTCACGCCGTCAAAAGTTTTAATCGCGGTATTCATCATGTCGCTGGCATCACTGATCACGCCGTTCTGGATAAAGTCAGCCATCCCCTCCAGCCCGAAATCCTTACCGAATGCATCTGTCACACAGTCGGTCATGGCATCACAGGAGGAAACCAGCTTCTGACCAGTGGCAACACCGGAGGTGGGAAAAGAGAGTTCACCCGCTTCAACAAAGTTAAAACTGATGGTGCACATGCGGCCATCAGCCGCGCTATGGCTAATTCTTACCTCACCATCAATACAGACATTTAGCTCGCCATACTGCGGGTGAATCAATTTCCCCGGTCCCGCCTGATCAATGGCGGTAATCAACAGGTCACGTTGTGCCTGATAATCGTCACCAATCAGATAGGCTGAAATCGTATCGCGCCGCGTCACCCGCCCCAGATCTTCGGAGTAAGGTTTATCGCGGTTGGGGTATTCATGGGTTTGCGTCCTGCGCCCGAAAGTGGCCTCATCATCCTGCGTTTTAAATGGCACACCACGAAACGAGGCCGGTAATAGCTTATCTTTCCAGCTCATACATTCTCCGGGCATAAAAAAACCCACCGAAGTGGGTCAGAAAGAACTTTAATTTCTATCGGGATTTAAACCCCTTTAAACGTGAAGCCAATGGTATAAAGTTCTGGCTTCCCTTCATTTCGCCAGAAGTACATATCAACCCGATCCGTGGATGGCTTGAACCATTGAACATCTTTTAGCTTATTCAACTGATTATGGAATATCGCCACGTCCGCCCCTGTCAGATAGTTATAAGCATTACCGGCAAATTTAATATTACTGCTACTTATTTTTGCTTGAGCATCATCCACATAAAACACAACATTCACTTTGCTTATACAGGCTGGGTTAATGACTTCAATATTAAAGTCAGGCTCCCAAGCAGCGTTGTCATCAGCAAAATCATCTTCAGGAGTACTGGCTTTTCTAAAATGATAGGTATGTTTAACGGCTCCCTGCTCTTTGCTAATGCTATTAGTTACCGGTGCCACCCCAATAGAATGGAGTAATCCCTGCTCTGTAACCGGTGAAGTGCAAGCTGCATAGGTAATATTCGCACTCAATAATGAAATGACTAACACAATGAGTTTCACGATCACTCCTTTATTTTGGATAGGCATACCGACTGTAACCGACATCATAACCCATCCCAAAACCAGACTGATTACTTTGGGTGCTGACCACATTCATGCCCGGTGGGGCGTTTTCAAACTTAACCGTCATTTCGCCGTTAACTTTCTGCTGGCTTTGGCTAGATAGTAGGTAATTATTGGATTGCGGTGATAATCCCTGCGTAGCGGGTTGTCCGCTATTATCGTCACCGAAAACATAATCCCAACCATCATTAGCCCACCCTTTCACTTTATTCATCGCATTGAGGATTGGCTCAATATAAACGCTGACGCGCTCCCACATATCTTTAAACCAGCCAACTATCGGCTCCCAATTCTCAATAATAATGCCTAGTGGGTGGTAGTTGAAAAATAGGTCTTTGACAAACTGCCAGCCTGTTGCGCTGCACTCCTTGATAAACTCCCAAGCAGTGCTGAACCAGCCAGTAATTGAATCCCACATATCCTTAAACCACGGCCCCAGAGTTCCCCAGTTAGCCAGTATTAATCCTGCACCCATCGCTACAATACGAATAATCATACCAATGGGACTCATGCCGATAGTTTTACTTATCAGTCCAAGAGCAATATTCACACCCAGCATACTCAACTTTAGGACAACAAACCCAGCAGCAAGACCAATTGCTCCACGGATAACCTCAGGGTTAGTCGCGGCGAAGTCGCTGAACCGTTCGGCTAAATCCCCCAGCCAAGTCACTACATTTTTCGTATCGCCCGCAAATGCTCCACCTATCGCCGCCAGCCCGTTTACTGCGGTACCCGTCATGGCTTCCCATAAGTTAGTGAGTGTGCCAAGTTGAGCATCAACACGCTGCTGCAACGTCGCCTGCTTATTCATCCGCTGCAATACTTCGTCGTAGCCCGTTTTACCTTTGGTAATAAGGGCATCTACCACTTGCAGTGTTTCTGCATCATCACCAAATATCTGTTTGATAATGGTGGTTTTTTGCTTTGTGGTCAGTGATTGTAATTTCTGGAGTTGATTAAACATATTATCCAGACCACCAAACTCACCCTTACCGTCGGTAAAATCGAGCTTAATGCCTTTTTTACCCAGCAACTTATTGGCGGCATTCATTTTCTTGCCATCAAAACCAGCTTGAAACACCTTACGTAATGCGTTACCTGATGCTTCGCCCTGCATCCCCATCTGATCCATCATGACCGAGATCGGGGCTAATGCTTTGGCGGCAGTGAGTCCATCCTTGTTGACCATCTTCAAGACAGAGCTAGTCTTACCGAAGAAAGCCAGCATATTGGTGTCATCCACCCCCATATAAAAGGCTTTTTGAATGGTATCAAACAGCCCCATCATGTCATTAGAAGCGGTCCCTGTAGCATCCTGCATTTTTGCGGCGAACTCTGCGGCAGCTTCAGGGGTTTTCTTCAACTGTACGGCCAGATAAGCTGACGCCTCGCCCACACCACTTAAAATATTAGTGGCGGGGATACCTTGCCTAACCAGCATCTGCATCATGTTTTGGAAATCAGCAGTGGTGCCGGGCAATTTATTACCCAACCCGACAGCCAGCTTATTGATCTTCTCGAATTCGATACCAACAGACCCACCAGCATCCATCATGGCAACTTTTAAGCCTGTTGCTGCATCCTCTTGTTTTGCAAAGGCAACACCAGCCCCCGCCAAACCAGCAACTAATCCTGCCGCTAATGGCATTGCGCCAGCTGAGCTTTTATCAAGGTTCCGGCGAAATGAACGCATGTTCTTCTGAATCCGGCCTAAAGCCGGAGACAGTTTATCAACACCTGTTATGAGTGCTTTTAGCTGGAAACTATCCGCCATTATTTTTTATCTCCTGCTCTATGCGGATAGCCTGTTTCTCCAATAAATCGAGGGAAGAAAATGACTGATCAAGCATTTCTATTGGATTAATGCCCCAGTATTTGGCGCAATTAAAATAGCGGGCAACAAGATCATCTGGCGTTAACTGCCGAGGAAAAAATGAGCCACCGCCCAGCCTGCAAGATTTAAATCGGCCGGAGACATTGAATCCACTGCACTGGGTGGGATGTTGCCAAGTCGAGTGATGTATTTGCATATTGCAGCAGATAATAATTTCACTGACTCATCAGGATTAAGCTGATAGGGATACCCGATTTCACGAACATCCTTACCCGTAGGATCTCTCATCTCAATCTCTGTAATTTCTTCGCCATGTGCAGTAATAGGTACTGTTAATGTCAGTTTCATTGGTAGAAGCCCTCACCACCATGGAATTCGAGATCAACCGTACCCTCTTCAGCATTGTGGTTAGCCTCACTGTGTAACCAGCTTTCAGAAAGTACATAAACCATGTCATTCGCTAATTCAGCGGTAATAGTCATGTCATCGGAAGTAATCAGTTTGTTAGTCGGAAAGTTGGGTTCAACTTTAAAGGTGCCTTTGATATAGGGCGCGCGGAATGACTCTTTGTAATGCACCGAACCATCCAGCCCGATCACATCGTCTTTCACCGCCGTATTCATTGGCACCTCAATACCGCCAGTCAGTGATAATTGCTGACCATCAATTTTAAAAAAGCACGTGCCGCCAACTCGAGCCATTTAGGCCACCTCTTCGTTATATTGCAGACGGAACTGATTAAGCACCGCGAATACTCGCAGTTGGTTCACATAATCAGGTGGGAACAGCACATCAAAGCGGTTAGGGTTATCCGTGTTGCGCTCGACAATCAGGTACTGATTGAACAGCTCAAAGTTCTCAACAATGCCCGCGCGCTCCAGTTGGCGATAAACGGAGAGTATCTCCCCACGGATCACCTTCGGCGTGACAATCGCCTGACCTGCGCCGAAGCGGGTACCATCGTTCGCCAGCTTATGGCGCGGGTACTTGCTGGTGATCACCGACTTCAAGCGGCGCAGCACGTAAGCGCTGGTATGCAAGGTTTCACTATCAAGGAAACTGTTATCGGCATTGCCGTAGCTGTTTTTCTGATAGGTGGTGATATCACGCTGAATGCGCAGCACCCCGCCCTCGCTGTAAGCCGTGGCGATACCGTGGGTTAACAGTGATTGCTGCTCGGACAGAATGAACCGCGCCCCACGGGAGCTGGAAGCACATCATTTAGCAGGCCAGTTTGCGTAGGTCGCGCCGGATCATTGCGGATAAACACCGAATTACGTGCTGTTCGCGCCGCAACCAGTTCATCGGTCGCCATCTGCACGCCCGTTTCATAGCCGGCAATGGTTAGATGTGGGTCGTTGAATGTGGCCCCAAAAGCCACCAGATCCGACAAATCGCCCACCTTGGCGGTATAGACATGGCCGTATAACTGCCGCGACCAACTCCAGCGCCCGGTATCGTCGTTCATCTCTTTGCCGATAGTGGCCAGTGATGCCGAGTCATTAAACGGGAAAGCGATAAAATCAAATAGCTCATCACCCAAAGTGGCAATAGTGGCAGACAAGTTTGGCGCACCTGCACCGCCAGCCAT